GGGTTGTTATCAGCGAAAATGAAAAGGAAGGCGACAGCGATAAAGAGGATGGTGAAGGCAAGTGATTCCTTTAGTTTCCGCGCGGCGATTTCTTTCACGAATCCCGCGGTCAGCGATTATGCCGGTAAATGATGACGGCGAGCCTGACAGCGCTCGGATTGAAATCGCGTTGCGGGACGCGACAGGGATCATTACAGCTAATCTCCCCTGGCTTTTGGATAAAGAAACCGGGGAGATTACCTTGCCTGTGAATCCGCAATTCGCGGACGCGCTTAACAGCATCTGCGCTGACATCGCGCTGTACCGTCTGACTGACGCTGTTTCAGGCAGCGAGGACGCGAGGGAAAAATACCGCGACAATATGAGCCTATTGAATAAAATCAACAGGGAATACCAGGGCGGTCTTGAAGGCCCAGGGTTGCAGTCATCCGCTGTCGTTACGCAAAACAAGGACGAAGGCATTGAAGACAGCCGGTTTTTTAAAAAAGGAAGGATGTACTAATGGGCGCGGCGATTGAAGTTAATTTAAGCGAAGTAAAAAAGCTCGCGCGAAAATTAACATCTTTTATGTTATCAGGCGGCGACACTGACAGGCTGTTAAATGAACTTGGAATGGTTATCGAAGAGCAAACCAAAGAACGGTTTGATACGCGAATCGATCCGCGCGGTGATCCCTGGCGGGAGCTAACCGAAAGATATAAAGCTAGAAAACTAGAAGGGGATAAGGACAACATTCCTTACGGCCCTTCAAGCGGGGGTATTCTGACAAGGGGAGGTTTATTACAACAATCTATTGAGCATCAGCTTCCCGGAGGCGATACGGTTCTTATCGGCTCTCCGATGGAATACGCGGATTATCACCAGAGCGCTAAAAGCGAGAGACGCCGCAGGGAATTTCTTGGAATCAGCACTGATAATATTATAGAACTACAGGACGCTGTAGACAGATTTATGAAAAGGAAAGTAGCGTGACGTTAGTTGACATTCGAGATGAAGCTGTATCACAGATAAAAACAGCGCTTAAAGAAAACGAGAAACTGCGCGTAGCGGCGCATCCGGGACAGTTTAACGAAGCGGAAATAAAAAGGCTCGCTAATCAGACCCCTGCAGTACTGACATCGCTTTTGCGTTACACAGAAGAGGATCACGATATTTATTTTGTAAGCTGGGTCATATACCGCGCTGACAGTAAAGATCGTTTGTATGACGGCGCGTTAAAAATAGTCTCGACGTTAGTTCCGGTTATAAGGGATATAGACGCTGACTGGAGTCTAGGAGGCGGCGAGCGTATAGAAGCCGAATGTCTTTATTCAGGGACGCTTGATCAAATTAACATAACGCTTTGGGGCGTTAAATGGAAATGGAGAATCCAGAGACTGGAAAACACAACACCGCTTCGCGATATTGATTATTTTGAAGGTTATGACGCGGCGCATAAAATTGAAAACGCGGCCGCTCAAGATAGTATAAATTTGGAGGTTTTACATGCCTGTACCGATTAGACAAATTCCGGCGAATCTTTTGGTTCCCGGACAGTATCAGGAAATTGACAATTCGCTCGCTGGCGCTCAAAGCGATATAAAAAAGGCTCTGATAATTGGATATAAAATATCCGCGTCAGTAGCTGAAAGCGGAAAGCCTGTCAACGTGATTTCAGCAGCGAAGGCGCGTCTGCTTTTCGGGCATGGAAGTCCCGCCGCTATCATGGCTGAAACATTTCTCGCCCGTAATAAAACGGAAGAATTGCACGTTCTTCCGATTCCCGAACCAGAAGCGGGAACAACCTGGAAAAAGAAATTTACAATCAGCGGTTCCGCCTCATCCGCCGGGATAATACGCATTATTATAAACGGATTTAATTATGACACGGCTGTCGCCAAGGGCGCTGACACGCTGGCGATCACATCCGCTATTACAGCGAGAATAAACGCGGAGCTTGCCCTGCCAGTAACCGCTGACGCTGATAACGCTGTTGTCACCATTTCAGCTAACGTAAAAGGCGAAGCTGGTAACAATAACAGCGCGACTATTATTTCATTTGTTGGCGCATCAATCACCGATACAGAAACAATCGTCGGCGTTGGCGTAACGGATATTAAGCCTTACCTAGCGGGGCTTGGTGAAACGCATTACAACTTTATCGCGAGCGATTTCAACGACATAAAAAATATCCGCGCGAGCTCTGACGAGCTTGAATCGCGTTACGGCCCAACGCGGCAAATCGGTGGCAGAATGTTTATCGCTCTTTCAGGCGAGTTAGGAAGTAAAACGGAGGAAGGCGCGCTTTTGGCGATCGCGAGCGAAGTTAATTCTCCGCACATCGTTCTTGTTCCCCGCGGAAACAATCTTGAGCCGCCTTGCGTGTGGGCGGCGGCATGGTGCGCGTCAGCTTGTAGAATTCTCGCCGATGATCCCGCCGCTAACACATATGACACGAAAATAACTGATTTATCCGCCGGCGTTTCGTATAACTTTGACGAGAGACAGAAACTCCTTGAAGCGGGTATCGCGACATACCGCCTGGACACGACCGGAAATGTTTTAATTGAGCGTCTTGTAACCAGTTACACCGAAAACACTGACGGCGGCAGGGACACAAGTTATCTGGACATTCAAATAACAGAGACTGTGGACGCTATACGGACATATATCAACGCCGAAGCGAAAAAACGTTTTAAGACATGGAAACTCGCCAGCACAAGCGAAAATTTCGGAGCCGGAGCGCGCGTGATGTCGCCCGGCGTATTCCGCTCATTTCTCGCTGAACTTTATCAGGAAGTATTTATCAAAGAGAAACAATGGTGTCAGGATTTTGAGAATTATAAAAATTCAATTCTTGTTGAAATCAAACCCGGCAGCAAAACAAGGCTTGAGTATTCGCATGAGCCGAATCTGATAGGCCAGTTTTACATCGCGGCGGGACTCACGCGGTTTAAATAGGAGTATATATGAAACTAGAAAGAGTACAGAGAGTTATCTCACAAGCGTTAGGTGAACTGCCTATTCAGGAAAAAGGAGCGACTTTTAAGCCCGCTGGCGTTAAACGCGAGACAAAAACCGGCGAGGTGCCGGAAAACACAGGTTATACCGAAAGCCAGACATTCGCTGAATTGAAGTTAAAGCTCAACGCGACAGGCTCTTTGGGCGTAGAGGAAATGTCAAATGTCGGAGAGGACACGCTGACTATTTTCACAACAGGCGGCAAACAATATATGATGCCGAAAGCGTGGGTAACAGAGCCTGGTGAGTTAGGTGACGCTGAAATGGATATCACATACAATTCCGGCACAAGCCCGCGATTAGCGTAAAGGATTTTTATGGCGAAAACTATAAAGTTAAAACATCCATTCAAAGTCGGGGAGTTGAGTGTAAATGAAATTACAATTCAACGCCCAAAAACAAAAGATTTTATCGCTGTCGGGGTTACGCCACTTGGTAGTGTCGCCGCTGACGCCGCTCTGCTGTCTTCGCTATCCGGTTTACCGGAGAGTGTTATCGCGCAGATTGATATCGATGACTTATCTGTCCTGCGTTATGATATCGCCCGCGTGTGGGATTCGTATTTCACGTCAAAGGAATACAATGAAAACCCTACCGGCGCGGAGGAAACTCCGCGGGGCGCGGAAACGGAGAAAGTTACAGCGTAGAGGAAATTCGCGATCGTGTCGCGGAAATGGTCGCGGAAATTCTGGCGATGCTTCCGGGAATGGATTTCTCAACGCTTATGGATACGCGCTGGGAGCAGCTTTCATTCTGGCATGAGAAAGCGGTTAAAGCCGCGAAAGCGGTACGCGGGGTAAAATAATGGCGAAACTGAAAAGCGAAGTAACCATATCATTAAAGGATTTATTCTCTTCCGCTATGAGCAAAGCCGCGGGCGCGGCTGGCGGCTTCGCCGATAAAACTCTTGGCGCGTTTGATAAAGTTGACAAGGTTGTATCAGGCGCGGGCGCGAGACTCGCGGCTCTTGGCGTTACTCTGTCTGTAGGCGCGGCGGCGAAAAGCGTCATGGAGCTTGATCACCGAATGACGCGTCTTGGTATTTCCGCGGGCGCGTCCGCTGTGGAAGTCGCGAAATTAAAACGATTAATTTTTGACACCGCGCAGGCTCCTGATATAAAAATTGACACTGACAACTTGTTAAACGCTATTGATACAGTCGTAAATAAAACCAACGATCTAAAGTACGCGGAAGATAATATTAAAAACATAGCTTACGCGATTCAGGCGACAGGCGAATCCGGTGAGGCGATCGGTAATATTTTCTCTGAATTTCAAAAATTTGGATATTCAACAGAACAGATCATATCGCTCATGGATGATCTCGCCGCGCAGGCGAATGAAGGTTCTTTCTCGTTAGCTGATTTCGCGAAGCAAGCGCCAGCGATTTTTTCTTCTTACAGCAAAATTGGAACCGCGCCGGAAAACATCAAGAAAGTAAACGCGGCATTGCAAATTCTAAACGCGGGCATGAAAAGCCCTGAAAAAGCGGCAAGCTCGCTTTACGCCGCGATGAACGAGTTAGGCGACATCGAAACACAAAAAAAATTAAAGCGCGTGGGTATTGATGTTCTTAATAAAGATACAAAAGAATTCAGGGATTTCAACGACATTATGTTCGATATCGCCGCTAAAACAGAAAACGCGCGGGACATGAATTACCTCAACAGCTTTTTCAGTAACTCCACTCTGCAAGCGATCCGTTCCTATGTATCGCACGGAGAGCGGATGTATGAGAATCTTAGTAATCTTGGAGACACTACAGGGCTATTACAGAAACAATCGTCCGCGATGGCTGATACTCTTCAATCAAACATTAAAAATCTTCAAACCGCTTTTAAAGCGTTCGCGGATAATAATTTGGCGGAGCCGTTAGCTAAAATAACAGACATTATAAATAAATTATCAGAAGATCCGGATCGCTTAAAAAGGGTTTTTACAGGTATCGCGCTCGGGATAGGCGCTATAACGGCGGTTAAAGGTATAGCGGGAATTACCCGTTTCATTGGAAGCCTAACGCGACTGCAAAGCGGAAATATTAATCTTGGATCATTGAGCATGGCCGCCGCTATGCCGGTATATGTTACCAATTGGGGCGGAGGAATTCCATCTGGAGGCGCGAGTTTACCAGGATCATCTGGCGTTCCCGCCGCCGCGCCTTCGATGCCAGGTGGCACAATAATAACTAGACAAAACGCCGCCAATTTTAAGAATGGAGCGAAAAAAGCTGGAGCCGCCATGGTTGTATATACTGGTGTAACGCAAACAGCAAATGCTGTCAGAGAAGTAAACGCGATTAGCGCGGATACAGAAATGACTGACAAAGAAAAATCTAAAGCTAAGGGCGGCGTGGTAGGTGAGGCGGTAGGAACAACAATAGGAACCGCTGGCGGAGTTCTTGCTGGAGCGTTGCTTGCCGGTAAAATTGGCGCGGCGATAGGAACCGCTGTCGCGCCTGGCATAGGGACAGCTATAGGAGGAGCGATTGGCCTTGCCGGAGGCGCTCTTGTCGGATGGTTAGGCGGTAAAGCGGGGCGGAAAATCGGCGAGGGAATAGGTGAAGCTGTCGCGAAGGATGATCAAAATACAAATCAATACTCAATACCGGCGCGCGATCTTCCGGCGCAGATCACACAGGCAGGAACAAATATCGCTCAACAAGAATTTGATCTCGGTCACGCTGATATAAACCTGAAAATAGACCTTACAGGTGATCGGCCATCGGTTACTACTGTTATTCAAAACAACACTATGCCCGCGCGATTCAACACCGGAGTGAGAAACAGACTGGCGGGGAACACGCTATGAGTTTTGATATTTCTCTTCCCGGTCTTTATAAAGAAAGCTGGCGCGAAGCGTATCGCGCGGATAGAGAAGACGTTCCGCGTTTATCCAGCTATCAAGCGCCTGGCTGCGAGCCTGTCACCTTTATTTATAAGAACCTTGAGTTCACAGGCGGGCAGGCGGTTGAAACCGCGGAATACCCGTTCTATGGTTTATGGTCAAATGAAACCCTTAATCATAAGCCGCAGATAATAAATGTTAACGGCTTCCTGCGCGGCGAGCGTTATTTAAAACAGCGGGCGGCTTTCGCTAACGCGCTTTTAATACCGACTTCTGATGATCAACCAGGTTTTTTTGATCATCCATTATGGGGCAGGTTTAAAGTAATTGTAGAAAACTATAACATACAGGAATCAGCGGATGAAAACGGCCAATGCGAGATCTCTCTCACCTTAAAACGCGCCGGTGTCTCGCTTGAGAAAAGAGCGGCGGCATTAGCGCGAACTGATTTTATCAAACCTAAAGAGGTCGCTCTCATCGCGGCGGAGGAATTCGCGCGGACAGAAGCGAATAACATTAATGAAACCGCGCTAACAGAAATAAATACCGCGACATTGTTACAGTCCTTTGGCTCAATAAAAGCCATATTATCAAAGGGAATCGGCGGGATTCGGGCGGCTCAAACAATATTAAACACTGTGACAAATGAGTTAAATGGCGTAACAAACCTGATAGATCAGGGTATAAAAGAACCTATGGCGCTGGCGCGGACTATGATCAACTCTATTTTTTCTATTGTAGGAACAGTGTTATCAGTTAGCGATTCAGCGGAAGCTGTTATAGATTATTTCTTCAAATTTGATAATAAAAAAAACCTTATGATGATGTTTTTATCATTTTTCAACCTGCGTATTCCTGTTGACACAGTGACTGTTAATCAAGCGAAAACAAAAATTCTAATAGAAAATTTTTTTCGTACTGTAAGTCTTTGCGCTTCCGCGGAGCTTATGACGCGGATAGATGATATAAATTTAAAGGAAATAAACGGCTATTGGTCTTTATACGCGAATCTTGAAAATGAAATCAATCTTGAAAACCCGGATTTATATAAAGCGGTTGTTGAGATGCGAGCGACGCTTTCTCAAACATTAAAACGAAAAACAATAAGGGACGAATTACAAAAGAATATTATTAAGCCGGTCTCACTGCTTTCATTGTCGCATTATCTTGGATGCGGTGATGAGAAAATTTGGGCAATGAATCTTATTGAAGATTCTCTTCTGATATCAGGCGAGGTATCTTATGTTTAAGCCGTTCATTAAAAACGTAACCACAGGGCGGGAGTTATTATGGCGTTCTATAAGGCTAAAAAAATCACTGGATGAGATATGTCATATTTTAGAGCTTGAGATACCGCCGTCTGAACGCCTGAAAGTCAGAAAACATCACAGATTAGAAGTCCGCGGAAGGAATGACTTGGACAATGGTTATGGCGGAGAGAGGCGTATTTCAACTGTACTTGTTGATGAAATCACATCGACAGCGAGCGTGGACAAACACAGTATAATAGTAATTGGCAGATCGCCCGCGCGCGATATTATAGACTCAACATGGTCGGATTATGATGATGAAAAAGATATAAAATTTTACCATGATGAACCAACACTGCGGGAGCTTGTAAGGCGCATAGGAAGTAAATTTGGCATTACTTGTGATACTTTTCCAACAGACCAGATTGATGATCCTACAGACATTGTAAACTACTTCGCGTTCGAGAATGAAAGCCCGTGGACTAAGCTGATGGATGAGGCGGATCAACAAGGTTTTATTTTTACAAGCAACGAAGCGGGGAATTTATATCTCTGGGAAGTTCAGGAAACAGACAGAGAGCAGTTTCACATAACCGAGGGCGTTAATATAAAAAATATAAAGTGGACAGAAAACGGCTCCGAGCAGTTTCATAAATACGTTGTCAAAGGCGGAGGATATGTTGCAAATGAAATTGATAATACATGCCCCGGTAACAGAACGCTCACAATCTATATAACAGATCTATATGTATCCCAGGAAGAAGTTAAGCGCCGCGCGGAGACAGAAATGAACAGAAGAAGTGAAATAAAGACAGTTGTAACAGTTCCAGGATGGGGGCTGACTGATGAGCAAATAAAAAACCTTGGAAACACGCGTGAGAAAGAAATTTACTGGTTTCCTAACTCATTAATCCCGGTTAAAGTACCAACGCTAGGGCTTAACGCTAGTCTGTTAATATCAGAAGTTGAGTATCTCGCGAACGCGGAGACCGTGAGCTGCGACATAACGCTGGTTAACAGAGGGATGTATTTATGAGCGATTTATTTAAAAGACTAAGCGCGAATATCCGCAATGTTTTTTCTATCGCTTTCTTTGATAGACGTTCTGATAATGGCGAAATACAAGTAAAAACAATTTCAGGCAGAACTTTAAAAAAGAAAGAATCGTTTCCTTATGGATTCCACTCCAAAGCGAAAAACGGCAAGTCTTTTATTTTTTGTCAAGGAGGGGATTTTAGCGGCTTTGAGATCATGCCGTTAATCGCGGATGATAAAATAAACCCGCCAGCGCTGAAAGACGGTGACGCCGCGTTATATACAGGTAGCGGC